GTCGCCTGGCCCTGTCCGAAAAATTTGCCTCCCCCTTCTAACGAAAACTCATAAGCCTCTGATGAATAAAGCTATTTCTGATCTTTCGTCGCACACCCCAATTATGCGTGGGTATTAACACAGAAACCGCCTGAAACCCACATGGCATAGGGCTCGCAGGCGGTTTCTTAGTTAGACTCGATAGCGTTCGGATGGCATGAAATGGCATAGAATGGCGTACGGTCTGCCCCATTTTTGCCCCATTGAATTCAAGGGCAGGAACTGATGTGAGCTAAGATACTGATGATCCCAACAGCCTCCCTCACGTCAACAAGGTGTCTGTTTCCACTTTAACCCGCATACTCTCTTTGCCATGATCACTGGTCTTGGAACGTTTTTTAACGGGGCATGAAAAATATAGAGCAACCTCTTGCTTCAAAAAATTATAGGAAAACCTCACCTAAAAAGATCATTAACCAAGGGCCTAGGTCAGAGTAAAAAGTTCCGCCACCTACGCTCGACCAGCACTACTTCCGCGAATGGCGTTTCCCACTATACCAAGCCGACTTCAGACCCGAGACCGATTCAGCCCTATTGATACCGAGTTCAAGCCCTCAACCTCCTCATTTCTGCAACAACCTCAAGCCCGGCCGGATGAACCTCACCATAATGGAGACGAGCCCCCTCATAGTAATGTGCTGCACCTACAGCATGCTCTGGGCGAAAACGGGGGCAATGCCCAACCTTTTCGACTTGAGCCATAAACTGTGCCGCACTTAAACCAGCGGCGTCCAATATGCTAAGTTGCCAGGCAGAATCCTGATCAGTAAGAGGCCACGTGCTCCTTTCAACCATATCTAAGCCGTGCTTTCGAAGCGTCTCTAATACGAAAGTAGCACAAGTAAAGCCATCTCCTGCCGCAGTCATGACTAAAGCCCCCGACTCGTCAAAATAATCCGAATTAGAATACTCTATAGAATATGCCAAGCGACCACATGTTTCCGCCCACAAAAACTGCAAAAAACCTATAATAACCATTTCATTTTCAGGCTCTAAAAATGGAACAAAGATATAGTTATAGGTAGAACTAACATTGCTTCTTCTAAAGTCATTATTTCTAGCCAAATGAAAAAGAAATTTGTCCCCAGTTAAAGTCCTGGCAAAAAAACCTGTATGTCGCTGACTATCAGAATCGGTTCCACCGCAGATGACCAATGCTAAACTAATATGCTCAGGCACCTCAACATCAAATTTTTGTAACACGAGACTCATAAAATCCCCACCTTCCTGGAATATCAGTCATCCAATCCTGCTAAAAGCCTTTTTCGCCTCGGATTTTCTTCAAGTTGCGTTTTTACTGACTCATAAAAAAGATTCCAGGCGGGTAAGAGATGTTTGGCGGAAAATGATGATCGAAGAAGCGCAACCATTGACCACTCTGTCAATTGTTTAACTGACACACTTAACAACAATGAATTAATTGCTTCTAGATTTTGAGCCGCATAGTTTTTCTCAATAAAAAACACTGCATAAACCGAAGCCACTCGCCCATTACTGTTACGCTCCCAGTGATATAGCAGGTCCCTCGCATCCTTAATATTCGAAAGCGATGACTCTACTTGCCCTAATAATTTCTTCGCCCTCAAATCTTCCAAAGAATTCATCTGCTCGAAGACAGAACGATCGGAAGGAAAACGGTCAAGCCTAGAATTATAAATACTCTTATTATTATGCTGCAACTTGCGAAAAAGTTCACCCGCCTCTCGAATACTTGATAGTGAAGCCTCAACCTGCTCCAATATCTTTTTGACACCAATGTTCTCCACTGATTTTACGTGACCGGCAATAGAGCCATGAGACATATGCCCATCGGTTTTCAGACCACCATTAGAATTATAAAAATCCGTCAAATTAACATATGAACTTGGCTTATCTCCCCTTAATGAATCAGATTTCTGAAAGTAAACCACGACATCTTTCATGGCGCTAAACCTTTCACCAACAAAGCTCGAACTTGATCACTCAATTCGGTAGCCACCGAGCGCGCCTCATCTGGGGAGTTGAACCTTTTAACATCTTGAGAGGAATTCACATCCAGCTCAGCCCTAATAACCTTGTCCGCATCCATAGACGGCACTCCAACGGGGGCCAAATTTATAACTTGACGCTCTAAAGCTGACAAATTCAATATTCTATTTATTGTCAGACCGCTTACCACTTCAGAAGCACAAGGGGAGTTTGCCGAAATAGTTAAGTCGATTAACCCATCTACCTTTTCCAAACACACAAACGGAAAATATTCCGATATGAGTTTATTACCTTGTTCAATGTCGCCTACGGGAATAAATCCAACAGCTCCCAGCGCCAATCTATGGACACCCGCAGAAACGGCAGATAAAAGTCGGAGTACCGCTTCTAGCCACTCATTCAGAAGTGCGTGAGGTTCGCCAGGCTCAGGAGCCCCAGGCAGCCCTGCAAAAGGGTAAGACACTATTAAGTCTACCCGATTGAACGCAATCTTTAACTCGCACTGACCGCCCAAATAACTTCCGCTTTGTACAAATTCACCTTGTTGGTGTTTATTTATTGTGACTTCTGGATCCTTATCAGTTACTTCACGCCAATATTCACGTTCCTGAGCAACAATCGGCTGATCAAAAAACAGGCTAGCTCGGAGTAGCTCTATACGCCAAGCGACAAGCTCAGGCAGACTCATTAACGTAGCTCCTTAAATTATTCCAATTCGTGCGCTTCCAGCACCTTTACTAGGTTAGTCGCAGATTTGCAAGACGCACGCCGAGAGTCCATGCAAGCCTCTTCCCCTTGTCGTATATCCTAACGTATGGCCGTTAACGGTGGTAGTAGCCCTTCAGGGTCGCCCTACCTGCAGCTCACGGTCCAAAGCTCCTCTAATTTCGTCGTGTAGCTTTGGCTCATCAGGTCCCGCCGCATCCCCCAATCCGACACGGCCGGTACGGTCGCCGACCGCACAGTTCCCCTTCCCCACCGACCGTTGATTTCGTCCAAAACCTTCATCACCCGATCAGTCGTGCACGGCTGGGTCACAGCGAATAAGTCGTCCGTGAATTCGCCGGGCTGCCTCAGATCCAGGAGCAGCACCTCGGCTTTGCTGTACCGAAACCCTTCTCTATAGATTCGCTCGACCGCCTCGGTCGCGGCACGCGTCATCATCAGCGTGTCATTCGTGGGGTACGGTAGTTCTACCAGGGCGCCCTGGGCATACCTCGGCTCATCGGGGTTGAACATGCCTGTCCGAATGCTGATTCGCATCTTTTTGCATAGCGAGTTCTGCGCCCGGAGCTTTTCGGCGGCGCGCTGGGTATACGTGGCTACGGCCTCCTTAATCGGAGCGATGTCGGTAAGGCGCTTGCCGAACATCCGTGAAGAGCAGATTTCTTGCTTGGGTGGGTCAGGATCTTCCAGCTCAATGCATGGTGTTCCGGACAGCTCCCTGGCGGTCTTTTCAAGCACGATGCTGAACCTGGCCCTAAGTGTCACCGGGTCAGCCTTAGCCAAGTCCATCGCGGTCTTGATGCCCATCCCCTGCAGGTGCGCGGTGAGCTTGCGCCCCACACCCCATACCTCTTTCACCTCAGTGTTGCGCAGTACCCAATCACGCTTGAACGGGTCGCAGATGTCCACCACGCCGCCTGTCTGCGCCTGCAAGCGTTTGGCCGTATGGTTAGCCAACTTCGCCAAGGTCTTGGTAGGGGCAATTCCTACCCCTACCGGTATGCCCGTGCAGCGCAGTATGCGAGCACGCATCTCACGGCCGAACTGGGTTAGGTTTCCAGGCATGCCGGTCAGATCCGCAAATTTTTCGTCGATGCTATAGGTTTCGCTGGCAGGCACCATGGACTCAATCAGTGTCATGACGCGCTCACTGATGTCGCCGTACAACGCATAATTGCTGCTGAATGCCACAACCCCGTGCCGACGCAGTGCGTCTTTGATCTGGAAGTACGGCGCGCCCATTTTGACGAATGGTTTTGCGTCGTAGCTGCGTGCAATCACGCAGCCGTCGTTGTTCGACAGCACCACAATGGGTGTCTTGGCAAGGTCTGGACGAAATACCCTCTCGCAACTGGCGTAGAAGGAGTTGCAGTCGATCAGCGCGAAGACTTGCTCAGGCTTTGCCATGGGCGCGCACGCTGTACGTCACTACACCTTCGACGATGAAATCATCACCCTCAAGAACGAAACGGGGGTGGTATCCAACATTTTCTGAGAGCAAGACCGTGCTTTGTCCCCGCACGCTAAGGCGTTTGCACAGGTAGTCATTGTTCAAGCACGCAACAATAATGTGCCCCGACTCAGGCTCAAGCGATTTGTCTACGATCGCCAGATCACCATCGTAAATGCCCGCTCCCTCCATGCTCGATCCGTCGATAAGTGCCAAATAAACGTGTGGCGCACGCAGGTTCAGCAACTTGTCCAGCGATATTTTTTCCTCAATATGATCCGCTGCTGGCGATGGAAAACCGGCAGGAATTCGCTGCGACAGAAACGGGAAGGCCACCCCGGAATCGGCCAGCGGTCCTAGAATTTTCGCGTTCATGACGGCGCACCTCTAAAAATACTGTATAGACGTACAGTTAACTTTGAGATGAGGCTGCGGTCAATCTTTGACAGGGGCAATTTCGACGGGTGACATCATGTGCGGGCGCTACTCGATCTACGAATCGATGGACCATTATCTGAAGCAGCTCGAGCTAGAGCTGGTGATCATCAATGGCTACGACCATGAGCGGATCAACCGCTATAACGTCGCACCGTCGACGAAGGTGGAAATCATACGACCAGGTGACGGCGGCCCGCGTGTCGATAAAGTGAAATGGGGATGGGCGCCTTTTTGGGCGAAAGGAAAGCGCCCCGACCCTATCAATGCAAGGGTCGAGACGGTGGCCACCGGGAAGTTTTTCAAACAACTCTGGCCTGCCGGTCGCGCTCTAGCGCCGTCCAGCGGGTGGTTTGAGTGGCTGAAAGACCCAGATGGCCCGAAGAAGAAGCAGCCGTATTTCATTCGACTGAAGGGAGAGGAGCCGATGTTCTTCGCTGCCCTGGCCCAGGTGCACACGGACCTGGAACCGCACGAAGGCGATGGCTTTGTGATCATCACTGATGCGAGTGACGAAGGAATGGTAGACATCCATGACCGGCGCCCGGTCGTACTGAGCCCGGAAGATGCCAGAGAGTGGCTTGAGCCCGATCTGCCTGCAGAGCGAGCCCTTGAGCTAGCCCGGCACTGCAGACCGGTTGAGGACTTCGAGTGGTTTGAAGTGGGTAAAGCCGTGGGTAACGTCCGCAATCAAGGAGCCGAACTGATTGCTCCCCTTGCCTGACCGACTGACCAATTCAGGATCGACTCCAGGGAAACCCAGGGGTTTTCTGCAGGCTCACCATTTCTGCTGCAGGTGCTCGCGTGCTTGAAAGACTCACCGAAATACTCGACTGACTGAAACTCAAGACATTCACTGCAAGCCACAAATCCACCCATCATCAGCCAGTTCCGGTTCCACTCCATAACCTGGCTTAAAACGCTCTCGCGCTTGTGATAATCAATCATTTCACACCTCCATGGCGTCTAGGCCGGGGCATCCCGGCCCGTCTTATCAGAGTAGCGAATGCTTTAGCTTCCGTTAGATCGTTCGGCAATTTCGGGCGATCAAGGTGGAACAATCAGCAAACTTCTCTCACGCTCAAAACAAACCGCCCAGGGCCGAAGGCTCCCAGTTCATGATCACCAGTTCACCGCTAACATCCGCCTTGCCCTGGCGCTGATTTGTCGTGGTGTACCTGATATCCAGAGTTTCGAAGTGAAAGCCCTCGAAGACCTGGCGAATGTCAGGATGGTCATTGATGCTGACCATCACCTTGCCTTTGCAGCGACGCATGAACTCAGCCATACGCACGTAATTGTCGAACGGAAAATCCACCCCGTACCCAGCGGTCTGCCAGTAAGGCGGATCCATGTAATGGAATGTGTGCGGCCGGTCGTAGCGCTCGGCACACTCAAGCCATGACAGGTTCTCAACATAGGTGCCAGACAAGCGCTGCCAGGCGGCTGAGAGGTTCTCCTCGATCCGCAGCAGGTTGATGGCCGGGGCCGTGGTTGCTGTACCGAACGTCTGCCCAGACACCTTGCCCGCAAAGGCATGGTGCTGCAGGTAGAAAAAACGAGCTGCACGCTGGATGTCAGTGAGGGTTTCGACGCGGGTCATCTTCTGCCACTCGAACACCTGGCGCGAGCTGAGCGCCCATTTGAATTGCCGCACGAATTCTTCAAGGTGGTTTTGGACAACGCGATACAGCGTCACCAGGTCGCCGTTGATGTCGTTAAGAACTTCAACCGGCGCGGCCTGGGGGCGCATGAAATAGAGGGCCGCACCGCCAGCGAACACTTCAACGTAGCATTCGTGGGGCGGGAAGAGAGGGATAAGACGGTCGGCCAGGCGGCGTTTACCACCCATCCAAGGGATGATCGGATTGGTCATTTAAAGCAAGCCTTTACTGTATGGATAAACAGGCGCTAGACTCCTCGCGCTTTGTGCACGGAGCAGGAGCCTTGGCTGGACTTGCAGGTATCGTCTGCGGTTCGGCGATCTGACAGCATGTTGACGCATGCTGTCAGGTCGCTTCTTTCATTGGCCTGATGGCCGCTATTTTTTCGTCAGGCTGTCGTAGGCAGCCTCACATGCAAGCCCCGCTATTCGGGCTGCGTCATAGACTTTTGCCAGCTCTCCCGCTCGCTGGTCAGCCCGCTGGAACAGGTCTGAGAGCACCATTGCGGCGCGGGCGGCTGACGCGCCTCGTTGGGCAACTGCGGGATCGCCGGAGGGGCAACTTGCTCGGGCTGCCAGTTCGCGGGCTGTGTCGTGCAGGCGCTGACCAGCAGCATCAGCGACCACAGCATCAGCAACTGCAGCGGTGTTTTGAGTTCGTGCATTGTCAGATACCTCATCTATTGCCGCTTGGCGGCGTTGTTCCTCGGCACGGTTTGCCGTCGTGGCTGCGGCAAGACCCTTCGCCTGAAGCACCTGCTGATCGGCCCACTTGCCCTGCCAGCGCCCATCAGCAACATCGACGCCATGGTCATACGCCAGGTACAGCGCACCGGCGAAAGCCAACACGGCCAGCACCAAGCCGCCCAACCGCAGGTAGAGCGCGCTCATGCAAGCGCCCGCCGCACGCCCTCGGCAATGACTGCCGGTGCGTAGGGATTGCCGCCGTTTTCGTGCTGGACGATCGCGGTCACGATGCCCAGGAGCGTCCGCTGACTACGGATGTCGATCTGGGTGTTGGGCTGAACACCTGCAGCACTGGCCACCGCATCGATGTATGAGTCGGTGTTGTTCTCAGACGATGGCGCCCAGCGGTTGATGGTTTCGCGCACGGTGTCGATGCCCGGCGCGCCGATCCCTGGCATGCCATCCTTGCCGCGATAGTTGATCAGCAGTTTGGCCAGGGCACGGATCCCGTTCTCCGGCGTATCGAAGCGGGCAAAGCGCGGCGTGGGCACACCCTCTTCGTAACCGAGTTGGCCCTGCCAATCGTTGGCTTTGTTGAAGTCGATGTTGCCGGGGTTGTTGTTGCGGATACCGCGAGTAGCTGTAGGCATTTCACTTTCCTCAGGACGAAAAAAAACCGCTCAATGGCGGCATGGTTGGTGAGGCTGTAACGGTCATTCGAGTTCGACGACCTTCCCTGGCCCTTTGGTTTTCTTGCCTTTCGCGTTGGCCTTGCCTTTCTTACCGGCGTTGCACTCGACGGTTGTGGTCCAGCCCCCCTGGCTGAATACCTGCTCTACTGAATCAGCCAGGTACGTGCCGTCGACGCCGTCCTTGAAGCCCTGCGCGTTGATCTCGCACTCAGCAATGATGTCAGTTCGGCCTTCCATTTCGAGCCGTACGCTGGCCGTGGAGCGGTTGAATCCCGCCAGACGCGCTTTCGCGGCTGCCTCGGCCGCGCTTTGGTTCGGATGGATATGCCGGTCGGTATGCACCGGCGGAAGGCCCGAGGGGCTGCCTTCGTCGTTGCTCAGCTCGACCGTCTTCAGATCGCCCTTCTTGTCTGCATATGCGGCCTTGACCGCACTCTTGACGTTGTCGTCGCCCAGCCGGAACTGAAAGCGCTCCACATCGCTACGACGAATCGTGATCATCGGCAGCTTTTGGCCTGTGCCGGTTTCGCCACCTTGGCGCGGCAATACCAGGAGCTTGCCGTCCGCGACCTTTGCGGTGCAGTCGTACTGCTTTGCCAGCCGGTTGATGAACGTCAGATCGGATTCGTTGAGCTGATCAGCCCGCTCGACAACTGTCTGCACGGGGCACTCGGGAGTCCAGCCGTTGCGCTCCGCGACGTCACTGACTATCTGCGACAAGGGCACGCTCTCCCAGCTGCCGCTACGTGACGTTTTCGCGCCGCTGCGGGTATCCGATGACTTGCTGCGGATCACAATCGTGTCCGGCGGCCCGGAGTAATCCAGTTCATCGGCGGTATACGTACCGAGCTTCGTCAGGCCCTGGCCTTCGTAGCCGAGGTAAATGGTCAGCTTGGCGCCACGGGCGGGCAGCGCGACCTTGCCGTCGCGGTCATCGATGCGCAGCTCAAAGTCATCCGAGTCGTCACCCGGCTTATCGATGGTGCGCAGGCCCAGCAGCCGATCATTGATGCGCGCAGTGATGTCGACGCCATCAGCGACGATGCGAAATATGGGATTCATGCGTGGATCTCAACTGGATGAAAGCATCAGTCCCACAGGGAGACTGATTCGTTGGTGACAATTGGCATGTCCGGCAGGCGGATGACGATGCCGGAGCGAAATGGCTGGGGCTCCCGAGCCAGACCTTCGTTCGCTTCGAGTACCAGCTCGACGCTGCCGTTGAGGTGGCCGTAGTAGTTCAGGCAAAGCGTGTCGAGCATGTCGCCGCTAGATGTTCTGCAGGTCGTCGCCATAGCGCTCAAACTCCACGGTGAACGATTGTTTGCGCGGGATACCGCCGGACATCAATGCGCCCTGCTCTTCCTCGACGCTCTTCAGGCACCAGTTGCCCAGCGCTTCGCCGTACCCGGTCACCAGGCCCAACGGTTGCATATGGTCGCCGACACTGCGCAGTTTGTTGAGCTGGCCGATACCCACCTTCTGGAACTGCGGGAACACCACGCCGCGCAGGCTGATCGTTTCGTCGCCAATACCGACACCCTGCTTGGCGGGCCTGCGCGTCAGCCGTTCCTGGGCGGCCCAACGCCACTGGGACGAACGCCGTAGCTCTTCGAAGGCTGCCGTGCTCAGGTTGAAGTAATAAGGCTGCTGCTTGGAGTCGTGTGGCTGGAGGATCAGCAAGTGCGGCAACGGGGAGACCGCTTCGGCGGGCAACGCCTTGACGGTAGCCAACGCCGCACTCGGCACCACCACCTCTTTCGGTTGCTCACCCTGATCCGTAACCCTGTTCGCCGCCGACTTGACCCGGTCGAACCGTTCGCCGAACTGATCGAACCGCTCCTGTGCCATCGACGCCGCCCGTGTTGCCTGGCTATAGGTCGACAGGACTTTGCCGACCGTGGCCTGGGCCGCCGAGATGGCCCCCGTCACCCGGCGTAATTTGGCAGAAATGACGGGACCTACAAACGGGATACCCTCCAATTCCGACGCCGCGCCGGTCACCGAATCGATAGCGCTGTTGATCGGCGAGACAACGCCATCGATCTGGGTTCGACCAGCCTCCCCGGCCTCAATCAACGATTTGAGGCCGGACTGTAAGCTGTTGAGATACTCCATTGACCTCCCCTTATGTCAAAGGCGCATCGACCATCGAGCGCCGTTCGTTTTGCTGGGCCAGGCTGCGCAGGGTCCGCTCGATCTCTGGCATCAGCTGCTGAGCCATTTCGCGCGGATCCTTGGCGTCGCCCTGCACCTGAATGTGAACCTGTGGGCTCCACTGGTAGGTTTGCTCAACCTTTGCCGGGGCGGCCGCTGCTACCGGAGCGGGGGGTGCGAGCAGGCTGATCGGCGCCGGACCACCAGGTGAGAGCAGAGACTGCGAGGCAGACACGGCCTGACCGCCGCCCGCTGCTGAATCACCACCGGCGTACGCTGCCTGCATCTCGGCCAGGGTCGGCACCTTCGGCGCAACGCCCGTCCCATCAGCCACGGCCTCGGGCGGTTTGTCATCACCGAAGAGCATCTTGCCCAGGTATCCACCGGCTGCCTCACCGCCAAAGCTACCCAGCATGCCGCCGATCAAGCCGCCGATTGCGGTGCCAATGATCGGTACCACCGAACCGATGGCCGCGCCCGCTGCTGCACCGGCTAGGCCACCAGCCAGGTTACCGGCCACCGACCCGTAACCCTCGGCCTTTTCGTCCTGCGTGGTCGCGTTCTGATACACCTCAAGCGCGCCGGTACCGGCCTCGATCAACGATGCACCAGGTATCCGGCCCGCCAGTTTCGATGCGCCACCTGCAAGGCCCATGGCCCGAGCGCCCAACCCCACCCGAGGCGGAACTGGTGGCGGCACCGGCGGCAAAGGAGCGGGCAACGGCGGCCGGCCGCCGGTGCCACGTCTGCGACGACGCCGCCGACTGCTACGACTGCCACGGTCTGCATCCCCAGGACCGGCATCACCGACACCAGCCCCGGCACCGCCTCGGGCCAACCCAAAGTCGGATGTGTTAACGACAATGACCTTCTGCGGCCCGCCGTCGCCAGCTTCGCCGCCCTTCTCTTCCTTGCTGTCGATGATGCTTTCCAGCACGGATAAGCCCGCTTCAACGACGCCCTTCTTGCCATCGTTGTCGCCGTCCCCAGCTTCGTCAGCCTCTTTTTTGTCACCTGTTTTCTTGCGCTCGCTGTACGCTTTCACACCGGCGCCAACCAAGGCCGACACGGCGGCACCACGGCTTTTCGGTTTCGCCTCTTCGGTTGCGCCCTCGGCCTTGCCACCTGCATCGTCGCCAGCACCGCTGGCCGCTTTACTCGCTGCACCGCCGCGACCGAGGGCGCCCCGACCGATATTGATCAATCCTTTACCGATCTTGAACGTGCTGATTGCCGACAGGACGACAGCGATAGCTGCACCCGCACTGACCAGGCCAGCGGCAAGACCTGGGCTCTTGTCGCTGATGTCGGTGATGCCGTGGGCCACCTTGGTCAGCACATCCGCCGCGACGTCCGTGATCGGCCGTAACGCATCACCAATACTGCGCAACGAATCGTCGACCGCGTTCCCGGCTTCCTTCCACTTCTGCGAAGAGGTGTCACGCCGCTCGGCCAGGTTCTTGTCGAGGATCCCCGATGCCCCGCCAGAATCGCGCTTGAGTTGCTGATACAGCGCCTTGTTCTGCGAATAGGCAGTGAGCGCAGCCTTGACCTGCATGTCCGCGAAGAGGTCGCCGGTACGCAGCGAAGCCTCCAAAGCGTTCATCATTTCCTTGGCCTTGGCCGGATCGGTCTCCTTGTCGATCTTGCCGTAAGCTTCCTGCATGGCCTTGGCCCGCTTCGGGTCCGTCGTGGCGACGTACTTCTGAGCGAGCGAAAAGCTGGCCTCCAGCGGTGACATGCCCTTGGCAATGCCGGACTGGAGCGACTTCTGGTAGTCGATACCGGCGTCCTTGTACGCCTTGACGACATCGCCGCTGCCGATCTTCTCAATCCAGTTTTTGAGGTTGTTGGCCGCTTCATCCGAGCTGCCCGCAGTTTTCATCTGCACCTGAAGCATTGCGCCCAGAGATGAAACCGCATCGTTACCGGTGACGCCCATCTTCGCCATACTGGCGAGCAGCTCCGGGAACCACTTCGCCATGTCCGCCGCTTCAAATGACCCGGCCTGGCCTTGGTAAGCAATGGCTTCGAGTGCCTTCTGCATCTGCCCGGCATCGGTTATCTTGGCGTTCTGACCGAGCGCGTTGATCATCTTCGCCGTGTCGGTCGCGTCGGCACCCTGGCCGACAACGAACTTGGAAGCGACCGGCGCGTATTCAATGGCCTTCGACACGTCCATGCCCGCGCCGACCAAGGCGTTGACCACGTCCGCCACTTCATTGCGGCCCAGGCCATTATCCCGGCCGGTCGAAATGATCGTTTTGGACATCTTCGATTCTTGATCAGTACCGGCAATGCCCGCCTTGATCGCGATGTCGCGGATGATCGCGTTGTAATCTGCGCTGATTTTTGTCGGTACCACCACGGCTGCCGTCGCGGCAGCAGCTGCAATACCTGTTTTCTTCAAGCCATCCACACCCGACTTGGCCTGCTCGATCCCCTTGGCCTTCATCTCGGCACTGCGGGCCGTGCGGCCGTACGCTTCATAAGCGCGGGTCAGGTTCCTGACCTCAACCCCCTGACGGCGCAATGTGGACAGGTTGCCCTCCAACTTGCGCCGCAAGGTATCGGCACCAGCGGCGCCGGTGTCGTGCGCCTTCTTCCATTCATCGCGCAGGCGCATCGTTTCGGCGATAACACCCTGCATGACCCGCGACTTGCCCGCCACGGACTGCAAGCGCTTGACCCGGCCTTCCACCGTGTTGAAGGCTGCGCCGACTGTCGGACTGACCACGCCGCCGACAACGACGCCTAATTTCATATCGCCTGCCATCGCCCGCTTCACTCGACGCCGGGCAGCGGCTCAATCCGTGAGCCACCACACCATTTCGGAATACCGCATGTCACGAATCTCGGCACGGGTGAAACCCGTTTCCCGTGCCAGTCGTTTTGCGGCCTGTTTCAACAGCGCCTGGCTAAATGTCATCCTCTTCGACCAGACGAAAATAGCCTTTGTTGACGCGGTTGTAGTCCTTCACGGTCAGCGCGCTCAGATCGCTGACCCCGGCGTCCATGAGGCTGGCGAACAGGATCTTGTCCGACGCCCGCGATCCCGGATCCGCCTGTGCTTCAGCGGCATCAACGTCCTGCAGCTTGGGCGTGCGCATGGTCAGTTTTTCAACCTGTACACCGTTGATCATGGAAGGAATGGAAAGGCTGATCACGACCTTGTCCGCGTGCAATTCGAGCCAGGACGGCAGCTTTTCGGTATTTGCTTTGCTCATGACGGCTCCTTAAAGGCCCAGGTTTTCACGGTGTTCGGCGAGTTGGTCGACGCCGTCGATGATTCGGATCATGTTCACGGGATCGATTTCAAACATCACCGCGCCGCCGATCTCCAGCTTGTAGTAGGAGACCGACACGGCATATTTGAACTCGCCCTTTTCACCAGGCTTCCACTCGCCCGGATCGCACTCACGCAGCCGACCGCGAATGGTGGCGATCACACCGAGCTTGGCGCCCGTCTGCTCTTGATAGGACCCACGAAAGACGGACTTGAAGGCAGTACCGTCCGACAGCCCGAAGAACTTCATGACCTGCTTACGGATTCCGTTCGTGGTGAACGAGGACTCCATTTTTTCCAGGCCCTGATCCATATCGACTTCGCCATCCATACCGCCTGCGCGGTAGGCCTCGGTCTTGACGGTCAGTTTCGGCAGCGACAGGCTGGGCACATCGCCCTGCAGACTGATGCCGTCGACGAACATGTTCATGTTGAAAAGCGTTTGCGGAATCATTGAGCGGCCCCCTTATGAGCGTGTATCGAGTACTTCGGTGATCCAGTCGTCCGTGACCTCGACGTCGAAGTTCGGGTTTTCTGCGGGTGGCACATCGGTGAAGCGGATGCGCCAGAACGCCTTGCCCTGGGAGAGCATCGAGGCCGTTGTCTTGTCCTTGTCGACATACACCTCGAAATTGATCACGGCGCCCTGGGCTTTCAGGTCGCGCATGAAATCGTTGAGGCCATCCGTGACATCGCGGATGTAGGTTTTGGTGATGCTGCGGTCCACGGCCCACTTGTGGCCGTACAGGATCGCCGCCATGACCATGGCCTGGGTGCGGACGCGAGTGACAAACGACCACTTCGAATCACTCGACAGGGTACGATTGCCCCAGAGCCGGAAACCGTCGTCACGGATGATCGTCGCGATGTTCGCGTTGTTGAGCAGGTTGGCCCGGCAGGTCGGGTCGCCGTCCAGGTATTCGATGGGACGGCCGGTACCGGTGATGCCAGTGATGATCTTGTTCGACGGAGACGCCCAGAAACCGTAGGTCGCGTCGGTCCACGCAAACATCGCCGCCGCCCTGGCCGATCCCGGCGCATCAACATCAGCATTCGCAGTCGTCGACCAGTACTTGACCCCAGGGTCGACCATGTACAGCCACTTGCTACCGAAGTTTTCCGCGTAGTCAAACGCCGCTTCGTCGGTAGTGCCGGGGCCGTCGATGATACCCAGGCCCTGCAGCTTGGCCGCCAGTTGGTCCATGGCGGTTGCGACTGGCAACTTGCGGGAATGACCAGGTGCGATCAGCAATCGCGGCTGGGCGTTGAACAGGCTCTTGCCATCGAGCAGGGCCTGCAAGCCAGTACGCGAGCCGTCAGCCTTGACCCCGCCGATCACCGCCGAGGTCAGCGCCGCGTCGGCTGCCGCTTCCACGGCGACCGCGATGATGACCGCCTGGGTGATGTCGTAGATCGCCAAGGCAGACTTGGTGATGTCCGAATCGGCGCCGAACGCGGCGACAGCCTCGGCCTTGCTGGTGAGCATGGTGGCGACGTTGGGCAGCGCTGCACCCGGTGTCGCCAGAGCGGCCCAGCCTGCCGGTACGGTGTCGACCAGGCCGATGATGGAAGAGGACGGGATAGAGATAGTGCGCGTGCCGGTGTCGACGCTGCTCACCGTGACGCCGTGGAAGAAACTCGTTGAACTCATTGTTCAGGCTCCAGAAACGAAAAAACCCGCGAAGGCGGGCCAGGGGTAAAGCAGATAGGTGACGCGATTAGGTCAATGTCTTGCCACGGTCTGGCTCGATACTGAGTTCACAATGATTCGGCTGAAACCAGTCGAGCAGCTTGCACAGCACGCAGCCCCAGCGCTTGCCCTTCCGGGCCGCTTTTCCTGCGCGAGAGCTAATGGTTTCGTCTTCGCTGCCTCCAAATGCAGTGTTTGCGAGCTGGTCATAGGAGACGGCCAGGCGCCAAGCACGGGCGCTATTGCCCACAACGGCGGCCAACATCCAAAGGCCCCCTACCAGAGCAGCCAACATGCATAGCAGCCAAAGGATTAACCCCAACAGAACGCGCTTCACCATGAGATAGCTCCTATTGCTTCGAGATCCTGAGCCAGGCCGAGCTGATCTTCCAGCGCCTGCCGCTTACCAATGATTGCGCCGGACAGCGTCGCGTAACCCTGGGCTTTGGCTTGCACACGGTCAGCCAGATCTGCGACCGACAGCCCGCGAGCCTCGGCAATGGCCGCCAGCAGCGGTGTTGCGCCTGGCGGGTCAAGTTGCAGCGCGGCCGCCTCCTGCACTTGCTGTGGCCAGCTCTGCAACTCACCGGGCGGGTAAGTGCTTGTCAGCTCCGACAATGCCTGCTCACACGCCGCATTGATCAGCACCAGCTTTGCCGCTTTTTCGGCCAAGACCTTGTGCGCTTCGGCGGCCGGGTAGTCCAGCTGGCCCAGGTACTCGGTGTCGCTCATCGAGCACGCCGGAATTTCGGGCGGCTGGCCCGGCAAAGTAACTGCGACGAACAGGCCGTTATCGCGATATTCCAGCGGCACGGCCCACACGTTTACCGTCGCGTCCGCCTGAATTTCAGGCAGCACGACGCTCTGACCTCTAACGGTCAGGGTTCCATTTTTGATGTTCAATTTTTAACCCCACAAAAAAACCAGCTCGACGGCTGGCATGTTTACATTCCGGGAGACCGGGTTTTAGACTTTGGAAAGGCGTGCCCCCAAGTTTGAACCGGCGACCGCAGGGCTGTACTGAAGATCGAACGAAAATAGCCCCGCCTCGGTGGCCGAACCCCACCAGCCGCCGAAATTCATAACCGTCGACGAGGCCGCATAGTAGGCATCCGCATAAGTAGCATTGGACCAAGATGCATCAGCAGAGCCGGGAATAAACGTGTCGGACAGGTCATAACTAACACCAACATCATCAGCCGTAGATGTAGCCCAGCGTGGCATCGTAGGGTTTGTAGGGGTTGGTGCGAGAATGCGCGTTGTCGTCTGGTATGACTTATTGCCATTGCGGTCCCAAATGACGACTCTAGACGAACCGTCAAGCTGTACGCCGTCGACATATTGGCAAACGTTACCCCATAGGCCGACAATCCCACGCCACGTTGCCTGGGCAACAATGGGATCATCAACAGGTAGCGGGCCAGATGAATGAATATTACCTATGCCAATTAATGACTGCGAATCAGAGCCGCCCATCTCAATCAGTGCGAGCGTTTGGATAGCGGACAATTGATAAATGGACCACAAGGAAAATCCTGTAACCCCGCTATTATTGCGCGCCTCTGCGCGGGCTCTCATTGTCGCCATATCCAGCAAAGTCAGAGGAGCCACACCCGGCTTCGAGCCTAATTTTGTACTGCCATCCTGCGTGCCTTGATATTTTCCAACCCAAAATTGGGCCATGTCACCACCAGCATTTTTGAACGCTGGGTGCAACGAATACCCCACCGTTGGCTGATCCGACACCCATACAGCTTTTTTCCCCGCGTAAGCTCCGGCTGCAATGACCCCGCGCTTCACGTAGAAAGCAGGGATTTTGACCATATATTGCCCGTCAACAATCTGGTCTTGAATACCACCGAAAACCGGATGCGACCCAAAATACGCGGCGTCAGCGGCCCTTGCCGCGCCGTTCTCATCAACCCGCGCCCACGTCCCGGTGGCGCCGCCAGAATTCAGCAGGGCCAGTCCGATGATATTGGCGAATGATTTTTTCGTCGTGAACTTGACCTCGGGCGACCATTCCGACACGCCCTTGGCCGTACCTTCATGCTGCGCCTGGGCGTAGTAAACCGATTCGTTCGAAGACAGCACGTTAGCCGGTACAACAATGCTCAGTTTGTTCACGGTATCGCGGCCGCTATCCCACAGCGGCACCGCATAAGTCCCAGTCGCAGTACGTATGCGGAAGCGGCTGGCCGCATGCGTATCCGCAGTGCCACCGACCATCGTAAACGCCGAGGTCGACAGCGTAGGCGTAGCCGAAACGTCCAGGGCATTGCTCGCCGGGGCGGTCATCGTCGGTGCCGCGACATACGCATACGAAGCCGCTGTAGTGAAACTGATCGGCAACGACCAGTCAGACCACTGTCCCGAAACGTCCTTGACACTGCCCACGACGTAAAACTTGGTGCTGATCGGCAGAACACCGGCCGGGATTTGATACGACAAGCCGCTGGCCAACTCGCCCGACTCGTGCAGCAACACCGCCATGTCGGCCGTTTTCGACAGCTTGAAGCGCACCGCTGCCTGAGCAATGTTGGTCGGGCTGCTGTAGGCCGCCAGGGCGAGCGTTGGCCGCTCCATGATGCCCACGGCACCATCAAGCGGCGAACTCATGACCGGCGTGTTTGGGCGCAGAGCCGGGTTCAAGAAGCCGCCCAGGCCGGTCGTGCTGCCCAACGCAACGATATGCGCGATGGTCATCGGCTCGCCCACTACATCCGCCCGTAGATTGCCATCGCCACGCATCGGCAGCACATACTCATAGTCTGCGAAGTTCACGGGGACAGTGCCCCCGGTACGGCGATACGACCAGCCGCATTCTGTCCACGCAGCGTGATAGCTATCACGGTAATACAAACGGATTTCACCCGTATTCAACTGGCGACGAATCACGACCGCGCCGCCGTCCGCATCGGTGCCGATGTTGATCGTCTTACTCAGGTAGATATCGCCCACATCCGCCTTCGCGTTGCTTGCGCCAAGAATGGTCAGGCTCGACCGCGACAACACGGCCGCGCCGCCCCACGCTTTTTTCAGGTTTGCGGCAAGGCGAATACGCGCAGGCGTCAGAATCGACACGACCTGTACCAGCTCCGAGAAAGGCGCCGGACCGCCCTGAGCGTCTACGGCAGTCGGATCGGTCAGCACATAGTAATCGCCGACCTTGAGCGCCGACGTATCGGCCACGTCCAGGGAGTCGTCACCGGCAACACCTTGCACGACAGCAATGGACGCCACATCGATCAGGGTATAACCCGGCGTGAACAGCTCGAAATTGATCGCATTGTTACGGTAGGTCCAATCCAGGGAAACGGCTTTCTGGACCGATACCGAGCTGGTCGCCTCGACCGCGCCGACGCGCTGATCGAGCTGCGCGGCGGCCTGATCGGCGGCCTGCTTGTTCGCAATTACGGCCGCATTGATCACCGTGTCGTTATCGAGAAGCGCTTGATGGATCGGGTTCCAGGTGTCCGGGTGGCCGACGCTAGCGCCTGTTAGCTTTACCAGCTCAGACGCCAGCACGGGGTTGGGGCTTGGGGTCAACGGCATGACGATGTTCCTCAGTATTCAAAGACGATTTCAACTTCGAGTTCAGTGCTGCTTTCGAACTCTTTGGGCTTCATTACCCGCCGCCCCAGCAGCACCCCCGACGCGGTGAACACAGCCACTTCGCGCAGTACGTTGGTGCCCACCTGATCGCCGGTCAGCACGCCTTTAACCGTCATCTCTGCCCCGATCACGCTCGTCGTCACGGGCATACGGAAAAACTCGGCATACAGCCCCGTGTCTTCATCGGGCGAATAGGCTTTGTCGCTGGACCCGAACGCCATGAAGGCGGCCGGTGAAATGGCAGTGCCATTGGCCGCGCTCAGCGCGACCTGATGACGATAAGTCAGGGCTACAGGAGTAGCGGTTGGATTGCTCATAGCGGTTCCTGTGTTGTGATGCCGTTTTGTCTGATGCGGACAACGCCGCTAAACCACAGCCGAGGGCCGCCCAGCTCGCCGCCAAGCAACCAGGTGCCATCGAGACGCGGCAGGGCAAGGCGGTCCAATTGGGCGCTCGCGAGGCTTAAGCCCTTATCCATGGGCCAGCCCTGCAGAGCCATTTCGCCGAGCGTCCAGCTGCCATCGAGCGGCATCCAGACATTGCCCAAGGGCTTGGGCGGTTCACGACGCAGCCCCGCCATAGTCATGCTCAGGCGTATCTTGAGTTTTTGCCGGGTATCGATATGCCCGTTATCCAGCGGCACGCCGGTTAGCGTGCGGCCATCCAACCGCCGACCGTCGAGCGTCCAGCTGCCATCAAGCAACAGCGGCACCTCGCCGCCGTCGAGCTTCCAGCAACCGTCAAGGGTGCGCCGGGCCGCTGGCTGAAACCGCCTGCACTTGCTCAGTCGAATGCGCAGACGAGCCGCCAGCGCCTTCAGGGTGATGCGAGCCTCAAACGCCAGATTCAGACCCGCAATCAGCGATACCAGCTCGCTTCGACCAGGTGCGAAGGCTTCGGCAAGCGCCCGAATCTTCCGCTGGTGCTCTCGGGTCCAGATGCCCGAGGTGGCATTGAGCCGGATAGCGTACTGCGCCCAGTGGTTGAGCGCCGTGCGCCGCATGATCTGGCCGTTGCTGGCCGTTTCCGGGGTGCTCAGCACCACTGTCCCGTCGAGCATCCAGCTACCATCGAGTACATGTCCGCCAGCAGCAACCCACTGAGCGTGATAGTCCATTTGCTCGATCAGCTCCAAAACCGGATAACCGAAGGCGGCCAATGCCTGCTTGATCGCCCAAGGGGTACCCCGTTTTCGATGCCACTGAATCGCCCCAAGAATCAGATCGCGTCGCTCATCATCGGTTTGCGCCAGTTCCCAGAAGTCAACTGACAGCGACCATGCGAGGTAAGGAAGAAACTCAGGCGGACAGGTGTCGGCGTTCCAGAGCGTGCGGATGATGTCAGGGTCAAGATCCCGCAAGGATCCTGCGTCGGTAACAGCCCGCTCCAGCGTTGTTCTACTGCTCGGCAACAAACCGGATGGGCTACTCATAATCCACCACCGGTTCCAGCAAAATGCTGGTGCAATAGGGAGCGCCTTGCAACTGCGCCTCTATATCCTGCACTGGCGACAACAGCTCGACGTCCGTGACGCCAGCAAGCCCCAGGGCGGCTATCAACATGCTCTGCTTGATAGGCGTCCTAATCTTGTGTTGTGCCAAGGCGTAAGCGCTGGCTGCGTCCTGCGCGGCCAGCATGACCGGCTCATAGGCCGCTCCGCTTGCGAAATGCAGGCGGGCACTCAAAACCCAGGGAATGACATACGCGGGCTCGACGAGCACGGTGTCGTTGAGAGGTCGAACATCTTCGGCATTCAGCGCCGCCCGAACAGCTGTCAGCACCTCTTCAGCCGGCACACCATCGCCAACACGGCTCAGAACGGTAACGCGCACAACACCCGGTGTTGGCCGATCAACCCACACACTGCGCACGTCTGAGTGCGCACTTAGCGCGTGATACTCATAGGCTTTAAATGGCCCCGCCGTGCTGAACCCGTAGGGCGCCAATCGACCCCGAGCCTTGAACGCAGGATCTAATTCCCCCTCCAAACGCGCAACATCCAGCAGGGCCAACACGCCATCAAGATCGCTCCCCCCAGACGACGCTAGCAACACGGCACGGGCAGCGGCATTGATCCGGGCGCGCAAAGTGATTTTCTCGTACGCAACCAGCTCAAGCAGCTTCATCGCAGGGTCAGACTCCAGCAAGGCATCCCACTGATCACCCATCAGCGATTGATAGCGCTCCAAGACTGCGGAAAACTCGCTTTCGTATTCGATTGTCTCAATGACGTCGGGAACAGGTAGTTTCGATAAATCCAACTGGCTCACGCAGCCACCTCCAACACAGCAGAATCGCCCAGGTATTCACCCGTGATACGCAAATGAATTTTCCCCTGCTTGACCGCCAGGACCATGACGCGCTCGATGCGTATACGCGGCTCCCAGCGCCGCAGAGCGCGGATGACCTCCGCCGCAACACTGCTTTTCCACCCACCGGTGACCGGCAAGTCGACATAGAGGTAAAGGTCCGAGCCGTACTCGGGCCGCATGCGACGGCTGCCGCGCCGGGTCCCCAGAATGTCTTCTATGGATTGCCGCAGATGCGCGACGCCAGCCAGAGGCCGCCCCGTGCGGCGATCCATTCCGATCATGGGATTACTCCACCTGGCGCTCGAACTCGGGGTTGGCGGTCAGCCAGGTCAGCAGCTCGGTATCGGTTGCGGTCACGCGACCGCGAGCCACAGGCACCGTGCGCCCGCTTTCGAGAACCAACGTGCGCGACGTGAACACCTTGTCGCGAAACACCGCACCACCAGGTACTGGCGCAACTGCAACGGCGGTGACCGGCAACGGCGAGCTGATCACTTGATCAGCGGGCAGGTCATGGGCATCGTCTTTCTTCGCCATGGGTATCCTCCAGGCAGTAAAAAGCCCGCACTGGGCGGGCTGGGTTTAGTGTTTGTGATTCGGCGTATTGCCGCCGGTATCGATGATCGTGCCGCCGGACCAGATGTCGCCGGTGACACGCAGTGGGCCGGTGATGTTGACCGGCCCTTTTAAGTTGATGGTCCCTGAAGTGACGTCCACCGCGCTGTCAGTGATCACTGCATGGGTGCCGCCGACGCTGATGGTCACTGTGCCGGTCGGCAAGGTGATGGTGTACGTCTTGGCCTCCCAGTCGTAGACCAGGGAGCCGCCATCCTCAAAGCGCCACACCTCGACGTGATCGCGGTTGTCCGGCTGCGGAAAAGCCTCACTGTAAAGGCCTGCGACGAATCGGCCTGCCTGCGGCACTCCGCTCGGACTGATCAAAGTCCCGCGCTCCCCCATACTGGGTGCCCGCCAGTGCCTGGCTTTCCCTGCGGCGGCCCCATGCCAGCGCACCCACGGGCTCACCCAGTCGTCACGACCCTTGACCCGGACCATTGCAGTGATCGTATCGACGGCCACAACGTCGCCCTGCATGATCATCGCGCCGAGCATACGGTCGTGAGCCTGCAACACCTCACGACTCATAACACCTCCAGCTCGACGTCAACCCCGCCAGGCAGATTGAGATCCAGGTACTGCGGATCGTCAACATCGGACCAGGGCCATTGCTCAGCACCGAGGAACACCGCGTGCGTCCACTCGACCTTCCAGACTGTGAACCCATCCAGCTCAGGCCGCGTCCAGTCTTGTTCAGCCTGCATAAAGTCAGCAGCACCAACGTTCTCCAAACCCCAAGTATTGGTTCGCAGCATCACCGCCAGCTGACTCGCCAAGTGCGCGGCTTGGTGGTTATGGCCTGCGGTTTCAGAGCCGACTACAACATAGGCCTCGAAGCGAGCCAACAAGGCGACCTTGCCCGTGCCATCGTCGCGGCCCGGCTCCATGCCAGCCAGTTCGAGAATCAGAGCCGGGAGTCGGACGCGATCCCGAATGTCCGGCCACATGGCGACCGTCTCAAAACCAGGCAGCGCCGCGACTATCCCCTGCTCAATCGCCGTGAACAGGTCCACAAGCTCCAGCGGCTGCTTATCCACGCCCACCTCCACGCAGGTATTTCTGCAACTCGAAATTGATTTCCTGCCGAAGGATCTCCAGCAGCCGGGCCTCGGCCTTGCGTGTCCACTCATTGAAGTGCGGACGGACACTGGCGAGCGACACCATGGCCTTTGCCAGCGGAAACCGGCTGCCATTCTCAGCAATCCAACCATAGCTTTGCCCAGCAGCACCGCTCAGGCTGCTGTTTGGGTAGTCACTGGCGCTGAAATGCTTACTGGCGGTACGAATCCAGATATCCGGGCTGCCGCCATAGACCTGCTTGTAGAACGCTCCCGCGTAACGACGGCGCCCCACCGACACACCGGCCTGAGTCTGGCGCGCTCGACCCGTCCGGCTGGCTGCCAACGGGTTGATACCGAACCAAAGCTTACCCGCCGTGGCACTGCCCTGAACGTTGAAGGCCCGCATACGCGCACGCACTGCCCGCATGGCGATACCCTCGGCACGGCCAACGTCACGGGCAATGTGCGTTCGAAGCCAGCCCAACGTTTTGTTGATCGCTCGCCGCTGGGCCTTAACGATGGCCTTGGGAAACTGCTGGCCGAACTCGGAGAACGCCCGCATATCCTCGGCCGAGGGCTGGATGGTGATGAGCCCCGCATTGGCGGTTGTCTTATAGAAAGAACCGATGCTCATGGGCGCAACCTCAACACCAGGGAAACCAGACCGTCACCATTGGGCTCAAAGCTGACGATGGTGTAATCGCCACCGCCGTCCAGAGTAGGCAGGTCGATATAAACCGCCTGGCCCTTATCGACCCCATCCGCGTCGGCCACCTTGACGACAAACACTGGCTCTCGCAGGCCGGTGTTCAGCCTGCCGATCTGCGGTTGCCGCCACGGCGCAGAGAACATCCCCTGCACCGTCCGGCCCTCAATCGAGCCACTGTCGGACAGGGTGTCGAATACCACCATGTCAATATCGCTGACCAGATCGCGAAAGCTCATCGCTACATCGTCAGCTGAATTTGCGCACGCGGCCGGGTGCAGAGGTGCAGCGGGTTGGACTGAGCCTCACCAGCAACACCCTTGCCGAACGGTAGCGGCTCCAGTTTGCTGTAGTACGGCACGCCCTGGGTGTTGACCGTTTCCATGTAATCGGCCGGAGCGAATGCCGAGATGTACAGGTCAGGAACACCCTCGGGAACCAGCAGCGCCTTGTCATCGTGAACGAAGGACACACCCGCCACCTTGCCGCGATAGCGTTCCCAAACGATGCCGCCGAACTCGAAGCTGGTACGCGCATCCCCGCGCAGCTCTGACGCCTGAGCGGAGTTGAGGTAGGTATCCTTGACCGATTTGTGCGTGATCAGCTTGTTCCAGAAGTTCTTGCCGCAGAACGCTCGGGATCCGCTACTGGTCACGCTCCCCAACGCCTCTTCCTGCATGTCCAAAGCTTCACCAGCTTGCACGCGCATATCAGCGTTGGCGTCGTTGAGGCCCATCGCCAAGGTCTGGCGCTGTACGCCAAAGCGGCTGTAGATGTCGAGCAGCACAGTGGTGCCGTCCGCATCCAGGATCTGCCCGTTGAGGGCGCCCATACGCTGGAATTCGTGAGTGGCGTCGAGCTGACGACGCATCTTAGCCAGACGGGCATTCACTACATCCTGCACCGCCTGCAGCTCGCTCCGGGTACCGAAAGCGCGGATACCCTGGATTTCGTCGGCCAGGATCGTGAAGCGCTGCGGCAGGTGAACTGTATTGAATGGAATCAACTGACGCTTAGATGCTGTCACCACCAGGCCAGAAGTGCCGCGCTCACCTGCCTTGACCAGGGCCAAGGTGTCGCCGTCCTTTTCGATCTGGACGGTCAGGGTGGTAATGCCTTCCTCTTGAAACAGGCCGAGGCCACTGATGCGACCTGGCAGGTAAGGCTGATCGTTGATGGCAGCAGTCAACGTCGGAACGCTGAACGCGGCATCTTCAAAAATGGCGATTTCGGCCATGAGGGGTACTCTCCAGAAATGCAAAACCCTGCTCAGGGCAGGGTCGGGAAATAGTGGTGTAGCCAGAATTTGTAGTCGTATAGCGGTGGCAGCAGGGCTAGCGAACGATCAGGAAGCGGGTAGCCAGCGATTTTTCGGCCGCCAGATCCAGGCCCGTCAGCAGCGATTCGGTAACCTCGGCCAGGCGCACAACCGCTCGGCCACGGCGCACGATCTCGGATTCGGCCAACGGGCCAAACAGGATGGCGGTAGCGTTCTCGCTGCCATTCTCGGCGGTCGGATCGTAGGGCGCGAATTCGCCCGTTGCCGTGACCAGGCCGAGCAACTGGCCTGGGTTCAAAGCAGGGCCAGCGGCCACGTTGATCGCTTCGCGCGAGATGTTCCCGGCGCCTTCGGAGAGAAGGAATTCACCGGCGTGGATCGGTTCCATTTGGATGCCTGTCATTATCGTGCCCCTGTTGCAGAGTGAGTTTTACCGGCCTGGGCAGCCCGGCGGGCCGCGTAAATGCCGGATGGGTCGGGTTGTTTGGCTTGCGCCTTGATGGCCGGGTCGTTCTCCAGCGGCAGGCTGTTGTCAATCTCGAAGCCTTTTCCGCTGCCCACCAGCTTGTCGAACAGGCGGCCGCGCACTGCATCAGCGCCCAGCCCAGCGGCGACAAACTCGCCGGTGAATTCAGGCAAGCGAGCGGCGACACAGAGATCGTGCACGGCCTTGGCGCGGGTCAGAGCCTCATTGACCACGGCCTCGCTTTCCAGCTTGGTCGACTGAATCAGCGGTTCGATCAGGTTGCTGATGCCTTCCTTGGTACAGCGTTGGGTGATGAGCAACGCCAGCTTGGACTGATCAATCACCGGATCGGCCGGTGGATCCTCTGGCGGATCCTCTGGCTTCGTGACGTCGTCCAGCTGAGCCAACAAGTCCTTCGGCGCGTTCTTGAATCGCTGGAGTACCGTGCCCTGCCCCACGCAGGCATTGACCTTGATCCCGTCGCCGATTTCATCCGCCAGGCCCAGCGCAACAGCCTCGTTGGCCGTGAGCCAGGTCTCTTCGTTGACCAGTCGCCGCAGCTCGACCTCATCGATGTCCGGCGCCTTGGCCTTGTAGGCCGCAATGATGGCCTCGGTGGTCTGGTCCAGCACGTCGGCCACCTTGCGCAGGTCGTCCGCATCACCGGCGGTGTACGTCCAGGGGTTGTGGATCATCATGATCGAGTTGGCGGACATCACGACCCGGTGCGCGCCGCAGACCGCGACACTGGCAGCACTGGCCGCCAGCGCATCTACACGGCCGGTGCCACGTTCGCCGAGGCGGGCCAGGGCATTGTGAATCGCCAGACCATCGAACAGATCACCTCCGATGCTGTTGAACGCGACGATCACCTCCGACACGCCGTCGTCTACGGCGCGCAGATCCTGCACAAACTGATTGGCCGTAACGCCCCAGGTGCCGATCTCGCCATAGACGAAAACCTCAATCGGTTGGCCTTCAGCTGCGGCCAGGACGTGGTACCAGTGCTTGTCCTGAACCGCGACCTTTTGCCCGGCCCGGTTATAAATAGTGGGAGCAGCTTTTTTACTCATGGTTTTTCCTCAGGATCCGGGTGCTCGGGAGTTTCGACGAGCGTTTTGTAGTTGAGTCCTTTGTCACGGGCGCGGGCAGCATCGGCGGCGTTTTCTTCGTCCACGGTTTCCGCGTCGTAGCCAGTGCGCAGCACCATCTCGCTGCGCGATGCGAAGCCTGCATTCACTTCCATTGTGCGAGCCTGCACGTCCTGCACCGGGTTGATGTACGCCCAGCCCTGCGGCACCCAGCGTGTGCGCAGATATTCGCGGCGCCGTAGCGCGTAATCGGGCAGTGACAGAGCGCCGGACAGCACGGCCATGTCCATCCAAGCGGCCCGCACCGGGCGGCAGAGCTGGTGGACGTAGACGCTGAATTGCAACTGCTCCAGTCGCCGCCGAAACTCGGTCAGCACCACACGGAGCGCCCGGTCGTTGACCTCGCGCATGTCGCCGGTGAGGATCTCGTAAGGCGTGCCCGTACCAGCCGCCGCAGCCATCAGTTGCTGACGCATGAAGTCGGGGTAGCTGTTGCCAGCATCCGGCGGCTTGGAGAACTCCACCTCCTCACCGGCGCCCAGCTCCTGCATGGTGCCCGGCTCAAGCGCCACCATCGGCGTGAAGCCGTCGCGGTCAACATTCAGCGGCGCGCCGGTGACCGGATCGCGCGGCACCTGGGCGGCCTCGGGCGCTGGGCGTTTGATGAAGCCCGCGAAGAGGTTGGAAACCTCCTGCCGGAACAGCACCGCGTCATCGTAGTTGTCCAGGCTTCGCAGCCGCTTCAGCACCGGCGACAAGCGCGGCACGCCCCGCAACTGGCCGGGTTCGACCGGCTCAAAGATGTGCAGCACCTGGCTGGCCGGAACGCGCACCAGTTGGTTGTAACTACTGTTCAGCGACGACATGTCGCCGGGGTGAGAGCGGTACATCCAGTAGGCGACCCGCTTGCCGATGGGATTGAATTCAATCCCGGCGCGGATGATGTTGCCGGTACGGGTCACCTCGAACTTGTCGTGTGGGACAAATTCAGGCGCCAGGGTCTGCAATTGCAGCGGCACCGCGTAGCCGTCTTCCAGGCGACGCGGCCGCAGCCGGACGAAACACTCACCCGCCGCCTCAACCGTCCGGGCAATCAGGGCCTGCTGGCCGTAGAAGTCGGTCAGTTCGTCGGCGTCGGCCTCATCGACCCAGTCATCCCACAGTTCTTGCAGGAGATGCCGCAGCTCCACATCCTGCGTTTTCGGGCGCGGGTTGATCCCGGTGCCAATCAGGTTGCTGACGCGCTTGTCGATGACGTTGAAGGCATACGGGTCATTGCGAATCGCAGCCCGTGAGCGCGCCCGCAGATTGCGCAGGGCGGGCATCACCAGGGTGTTGACCCCGCTGTCGGGCGCATCCCAGCTCGCGGAACGACGGCCTTCACCGGCGCCTTCGTAACTGGCCTTGATGCGATCCGGCAGCAGGAATCCGTTACGTGAAAGCGTCGGATAGCGTGGCATCAGATCCCCTTGCCCCCGTGCTGGAGCCGATACGCCCGAGGGCGAGGAGCGGCCGCACTGAGCAGCGAGGCGCGAATCTCTTCACGGGCCTGCAGCAGCTCACTGACATCACGGTATTCAACGTTGCGGTCGGCATAGCGCACGGTTTTCTCACCGCGAGCAATGGCCGCCTCAACCGCGTCGAGGTGCTTCTGGGTAAACGACATATCAGCGTCTCTTCAGGTAGCCGCTTTGCGAACTGCGGCGTTGAGGGGCCGGTGCAGTTGGGCGCTGTTGGGCGACCGGTGCAACGGGTTGCGGCTTCGGTTGAGGCGTTGGTACGGCGGCCGGTGCGGGTTTGGCCGCTGGAATGGTCGCAACGGCTGAGCGCGGGGCTTCAGCGGGCTTGTCATCGAACAAGGTGGACTGTGCCATTGCCTGTCGGATCCGGTCCCAGTCGTGTTCGTGGTAACGGTTGATACCGAGGTAGTGCGCCATCGCCAGGCAATACACCATCAGGTCCAGGGCTTCGTTGCGTTCGCCCTTGCCTTTGACCCAATCGATGAATTTATAACCACGAATGTAACGAGCCACCTTGCGCTCAACGACGCACTGGGCGAAGAACTCATCCGGCAGGTTGTTGGCAAAGTGCAGCGAACCTGGCCCGTCTTCAAACGCATAGCGGTTGTAGATCCAGTCTTTGGCGGTGTCAGTACCCACAAACCACAGCTCAACGCCATTACGCTCGGTCTGCCCCTTCCAGGTGACGTCCATCATCGACGGTCGCTGGGCGATCACCGGCTTTCCGCGCTTGCTCGCGCCTTTCACAGCAAAGATGTTGCGCCAGCGACGAACACGACAGAAATGGTAGACCTCATCGGTGTGATGCCCGCCGGAGTCGATCCCCGTGGCAAGGATTGCCAGCCCGACACCGCACGGATGGCGATATCGGACCTTGAGCAGATCATCGAGCGTTGACCAGGTTCGATCATCAGCAGGGTCGCCCCAGATGATCTGGTGATCAACGATCCAGCGCTCCATGCCGACGCCCCAGCCCATCACCATCAGCTCCAAGCGGTTGGCCTGGACGTCAACGGCGCCGGTCAGCATCAACACTCCCGCAGGCATCGAACCTAGGCCATAGGTTTCAAGCCTCGCTCTGGCGATCAGCACGTCAGCCTTGGTTTGCTCCTGGGCGCTGTCCCACACCTTGGCAAGGCGAGTGTTGTAGAACACCTGCATCAGGCCCAGATCACCTTTCGCCTGAGCCTTTTTGGCCGCTTCGTATTCCTTCGCAAGCGATGACCAGGACATCCACCCGGCCGGTGAGTACAACGCATTGAGGCAAAAACCCACGGTTTCGCCGTCACCTTGCCCGTGCGCCCGCCATTCGCCGCGCGCCAGCATGTCGGTCTTGTGGTGCTCTTCGATCAATACGTCACAGCCCTCCCCTTCACACTGGTAATGGACCGTGTTGAAGTCGGCGCTGTACAGCAGCCGCTCCCATTCCAAAACCTGCATATGCCCACAGGTGGGACATGGGACGTAGTAGTAACGCTGGTCACTGGACTCGAACAGGTCATCAATGCGCGAAGCGCCCTTGATCGTAGGCGAACTGGAAAAGTAAAACTTCGCGTTGCGGCCGAAGTTGGTCCCCCGTGCCTCAGCCAGGGCGATAGGATCACCCTCCTGACCAACGTCGTTTTCCCAGCGGTCGACCTCATCTCCGTACACGTACCGAGCCGACAGCTCCGACAAGTTCGCCGCAGAGCCTGCCGTCGTGACATACAGCGAGCCGCCCGCAAACTCTTTCGTGTCCATGGTGTTGCGGGAGTCCCGTGAGCGGCTGCCTGCGACTCGCTCACGCAGCACAGGCGTGGCCTTGATGGTCTTGCTAATCCGGCCGGAGACACGTTTGGACAGGCTCAAGCTGGGCAGCAACGCCAGTATGTTGGCCGGGGCCATATGAATCAGGCCGCCAATCCAGTTCAAGGCGATCTGCGTTTTCATCAGCTGCGAAGCCACCTTGGTCACCACGCGCTTGCATGGATGCGCCGGTGACAAGCACCGCATAGGCTCACGAGCGTAGGGTGTACGCATCGTCCGATACTGCCCTGGCTCCGGGGCACCGGTGTCCCGCGCAATACGCATGTACTCATCAGCCCATTCGTCGATCCAAAGGTCAGGATCGGGCCGCAGGCCACGGAAAAACGCCTCACGGTACACCTGGGCGCCGTCAGGGAATTCCGTCTGCATAGATCAACTCGCTGTCAGTGCATGCTCAAGTTCTGCTGAAGACAGGCGCTCGGCCTCTTCCAGCGTTTTGCGGATCGTCCCCGAGAGGAGCTTTTCGATTTCCCAAGGATCGGTCATGGCGGCCAGGTCGTGAGATAGCTGGGGCAAGGGACCGAACAACTGATCGCGCAGTAACCGGCCAGCGTCATAGGCACCGGTGTCGACGGCAGCCTTGCTCACCAATGAACCCTGAGCCTTGTGCAGCTCAATCGCCGCCAACTGCGCCATGTTGTGCTCGCGCATGGCGCGGGCCTTCTGGAAGTCTGGCTGCCTGCCGTCGCCGCTAACCATCTGCTGCGGCGCAGCCGTTGTTGTCGGCTCTGTCAGAGGGGAAAGCTGGCTGTAAACGTCCCGCTGGATCCGGTCCTGTTGATGGCGAGCCGCGACGGCGGCCTTACTGGGGTCGGCGGTCTCCTGGATGAGCGCTTCGGTCGCAAGCACGTCGACCTTTTTGCCATCGGCCGACAGCACCAGGCGATTGTTGTCTTTCAACCAGGTGATGTAACTGGGAGACCGTCCGATCTTGGCCGCGAAGGCGCTCTTAGACAGGAAGAGTTGATCTGTCATAAGCCCTCCTTTTCAACGGCTTTTCAATGGAAACCTTTCAATTTCAATAGATTGAATTTCAGTAAGTTGCAGGGCCAGCGGCTAACGCTTTCCCGCGGGTTCGACCGCCCGTACCCCCAGAAAAACCCCAGGGTCCCCTCGACTTTTCGGCGCCCCAAAACGGGGCGAGCCTCAAAAAATCGTGGAGAATCGAGGCCACCAGCCTACTGCCCCGGCTCGCCACCGGCGGGCGGCACCTCGCATACACCCAACCGCTTGGCGGCCCAGCGTTCGTAAAGCCCGATTGCGACATCGGCACCGGCCATGGCGGTGAGGCATCCGAAGCCACCGGCAGTCCAAATCGAAACCCCCGCCGCGTACAGCAGCATCATGGTCGACAACCCGCAGACCACGCACGCCCCGGACCGCAGGGCCAGGCGTCGGAGCAACGACCAACCGTGCATGCCGTCCTTGTCCGCGCGCCACATCTCGCCCGACACGCCGCCAATCAGCGCAAGGACGATCACTAACCAGATTGGCATCTCTGCCAGCGTTTGCTGTTCCGTTGTCATCGCCCGCCCCTTAAACGCAAAAACCCGGCGCGAGGGCCGGGTCATGTGGTGTGGTGCCTGCCGCGCTATGCGGTCGCACCTATCGAAGATGTGTACTTTTTACAGGTCGATTTTACTGGCAGCAAGCCTGTTTTAATGCCACCGGCGAATATGTAGGCAACGCAGCATGAACGCCCCGGCAATGTAGCTGAATACACCACAACGGCCATTCGCTTTTGAGCACTGGTCCCACCGTCCCACCAGCTTAAAGACAGGTGGGACGGGTGAACCACCCGAAAACAGGGCGTTGTCCCACCGTCCCACCTTTATTCTACTTTTCTCGTGTAAAGAGGTAGTTATTAAAAGCACGCTTACGCGCGCATAGCGCGTGATGGTGCCCGCTACGCTACATGCGAGATTCGCACAAACAGGTGGGACGGTGGGACGGGCCAACGAATACGGGGGCGTTCCCCGTCCCACTATGCACGCACAAGGTGGGACGAGGTGGGCCATAGCCGGAATGGCGGACAAGTACGCAATAGGGGTCAAGCCGCTTTCCCCATCAACAAGACAGCAATGCACTCGTGTGCCAGATGCAAGCGTTGGTAGTACGTCCTGGCACTGCACCCGCAATGCAGCATCTTCTGAGACAGTAAGCTGTCGTGGTTGCAGTAGTGCTCACGCACAGCCACCGCCAACTCGGGCGCCAGGTGCTTGTTTACGATCAACTCAATATCAACCGATTGGTCAAGCAACACTCGGCTGCCGCGAGTGCCTCGGATCAGCTCCCCTTTGCACTCCATCAGCATGGCTATCATGTTGCCTCCACCAGGTACACCCTCGGTGATCGGAGAATGAAGGTCCTGCGCCCATAACTTGAGCATTTCATCTATGTACCTAATCAAAACAGGCCTCCTCGACACGCTGGTCGCCTGGCATCACCCCAGCCCCCCAACCATCGGGTTTCTTGTAGACCCAGTGACGCTGGCCGCTCTTAGACAACGTGGGCAGCCGCGTCCGTTTCCAGCCAAACCGATGCATGATCGCGCCGACGCGCATCTGCTCGGGCTTGCCCCAGTGGCCGGGGTCCAGCTTCAGCGCAGTGCCAAGTAGTTCGCTGCCGGTCGTGGTGGCGCCGATCTGCGACTCCTCCAACCAGTTCAAGATCGGGCCTTCCCATTCGTCCACGACAAAGCGCTCGTCTTGTGCCTCCGAGAACATCGACGCTTCGTCTCTGTTCACCCACCAGACGTCACCGGCCTCATAGCAGAACACCGCTTCTGCCCAGAGCTGGTCGCGGATCTCGCGCAACAGATCCAGCTCCACGCGAGTACACGCTACCGGCCAGTACCGCCGGTTGCCCGTGGCGTCTTTGAGGTATTCCTCTTGGTTCGTGGTGCCGACGAAAACACACTGGCGTGGCACGTCGTTCGTTCTTCGGCCATAGCTTTCGCGGTAGGTGTCTGTGGACGCCGAGAAGAACTGCTTGGCCTTGGTGCTTTCAGCCTTGTTGAAGCTGTCCAGCTCCCCCAGCTCGACGATCCATTTGCCACGGATCGCCTGGAAGCCGTCTTTGTCACCCAAGGCAAAAGGCGTATCCATGAACCAATCACCGCCGAGAATGCTCATGGCGGTCGATTTACCCGCACCCTGGGCACCTTCGAGGATCAGCACCGAGTCAGCCTTGCAGCCGGGTTTCACGACCCGCGCTACTGCTGAGATCATCCAGCGCTTTCCGACCTTCTTCACGTAATCGCTGGGCGTTACACCCATGACGTCGATCAGCCACTGCTCAAGCCGAGGCACTTGGTCCCACTCCAGCTTTTGCAGGTACTCACGCACCGGGTGGAAGGCGTGGTCGTGGGCGACGATGCTGACAGCCTCGATAACGCTGGAGGCTTTCACCCGCAGGTTGTAGGTCTGTGCGAGCCATTTCATGACGCGCATATCGTCGATGTCAGCCCAATCACCGGTACCACCGCCATAAGGGGCCGCACGCAATTTGACGATCTTGGAGCTGAAGGCACTGAAGCTGATGACTCCGGCCCAGCGTTCGTCATTGCCAAGAATCAGCTCGACATTCTGCATATGAGCAATCAGCGCACCGCTTTCACTGCGCGCCAGTTGATCCTTCCAACCACCGGCGGCCGGCGGCTTGACCACAGCGAGCACCTGACGGCGTACCGCCTCCAAGCCTTCGGCGCAATGCAGATCGTTAAAGTCGGTCCACTTGTCCTGGCGCTCGCTGCTGAAGACAGGAGCGACGACCTGACCACCAACAACCAGGGCGGCATTGTTTGCCTTCTCTTCACCGGGGTTCCAGGGGTCGCCGTTCGGGCGTTTGGTTTTCCAGTCGTCGTCGCGACAGATGATGATGGGACGCCCAGGAAAGCGATCACGCATCAGTTTGGCAACTGGGAGCAAGTTGCCCGCATCAAAGGCTATCGCCACCCCATAGGACGTCGCCATGTGCAGGCTCGCGCCGGTCGCATAGCCTTCACAGATCAACAGGGGCTCGCCCGGTTCAGGCTCCGGGCCGATCAGGTGAAAGGCGCCCTCTTTCGACATGCCGTAAGGCCAGTAAGATTTATCCCGACCAGTGTCTTCCTGGGGCTTAGGATAGATCACCTGCAGGCCGACAACCTGATCGCGGGCGTTGCTCATCGGAACAAGAAATGCGCCTGAACGAGGCGCATAGCGAACACGGAAGCCAACAATCTGCTTTCGATCCAGGTAGCTGCTTTTCCCTTTCTCTGGCATGCGCTTGAACAAGCTGCTGGCCCGGTTCGCAGCACGCCGGGCAGCATTAGCTGCGACCTCAGCTGCCCGTTGCCGAGCAGCCTCCTGCCGAGCGCGCATCACTTCGCGCTCTTCCGGGGTCATACGACCAGCCTTGACCTTGATCTTTTGGGACTCACCCGACCGCCAATCACCGAAGCTGCCGAAGATCAGCGTTTCGTTTTTCTCGGTATGGTGTTCATGTACGACGTACCAGCCGTTCTTTTCCTTTCCTTTGTCCTGTCCGGTCTTGCATCGGGTCAACTTGCCGAACACTAAGGGCTGTGCAGGCTCAAGCCCATAATCCGCGAACTGGTTCAGTACCTCGTCAAGCATGGCGAGCGGCCCTTACCTCATCGAGGGACTGACAATCGATGCACTGAGTGCAGCCCGGTACGGCAAGGCGTCGCTTCAAAGGGATAGGGTCATCACAACCCACGCAAAACAGAAAAGAATGGCCTACAGGTGCAGGCTTCCGCGAAGCGAGCGTGTGCGCCACGCCCTCAAGAACCAGATCATTTGCAAAATCCACGTTATCCACGGGGCATCCCCCGCGTCGTCTGGTTAACGTAGGAGGCACGGTTGTACATCCCCAGGAGACCTTGGATGCAACGAAAGACCAACTGGCGCAGCTCGGCCAACTCGTGGTCATCGACGCGGCCGTCACTGATATGCGACGCCCATACTTCAGCCAGGTCCGCGACCTGATGGAAGTACTTGGCGATCCCAACCGTGAGGGTCTCAGGCATATCACCGGTATAGCAATCCGCCAGGTCCTGCCAGATCGTGTCGCCTACCAATGCATGGATCGCATCAAGGATGCGGCGATCCTTGGTCAGCTCCAGGATTTCCCCCATTTCCTGCACATTGATGATGTGGGTCGGATGGGTCGGGGAAAGCTTGTGCTGCAACGTGGTGGGGTTTCTGCCGGTGGTGGCGGCGATTGCGGCAGCGCCGCCTGGGTAATCCCGTGCAGCATGGTATAGCGCTAATTCGAGCGTCAGGACTTCCCGTTGTGCTCGGTCAACGCAACTCAGAGCGATTCGGCTCATGGCATTAATCCTTATAAGTTGCCAGTGCCGCGCGGTATGTAGTGGTGATACATTTGCCGCGTGGCTTGAAAGGGTCCACACGCCGGTCTAACCGGCACCGTGCCTGAGCGAACAATCCGTTGCTCACTCATGGCGCAACAGCTGCCTTATCTGTGGTGGAGACGGCAGCAACACCGAGGCTTCCGAGCCTCGGAATCACGTTAAGGATTGGCGGTTTGCATGTGGTGTGCCCGTCAATCATTACCGTGACCTGATAGCACTGTGGTGGTGTCATCAGGAGGAACTAGGCGGCCCAAGGGTCGCCTTTTTTCTAAGCAGCTTTACAAGTCACGGGCTCGGGCGGAAATACATCATCCAACGAGCACTTTGCTCCGAGCTTGTTCAATACGCGCACGATTGCCCTGCATTCTGCGAGGCCCGCAGTACGACGACCTGCCTCATAGTTGCTGACCCGCGTTTGCGTCCAGCCAAGCTCTGCGACCAGCTGCCTCTGCTTAATACCCGCACCTTCTCGATATTCAGTAATACGATTCATAAGGGGTCTCCTGTGATCGACGGCCATATTAAGCACGATACGTGAACTTTTCAACACGAAAAGTGGGATTAATTGATTTCAGTTCGTGATAAAAAAACCACATGAACACACTCGGCACTCGCATTAAGCAACTACGTAAAGCCGCTGGCTTGAGTCAGCAGGCTCTGGCACAAGCTTGTGGCTGGGAATCCCAGTCGCGTATCGGTAACTATGAGAAGGGCACGCGCCAGCCAAATCTGCAGGACCTTGAAAAGCTCGCCAGCGCATTGAGGGTTTCATTGCCCGATCTCGTGGCAGGCCGTGATCGGTCTGAAATTGACTCGTTTCCCGATCACATCCAGGGCCGTGTGCGGTTTGAAGACAGGATTGCCAAAGAGGCTGGGCGCTCTAGGGATAAAGGAATGGCTGTCAGCATGAATGTAGGATGGGCAAAAGATGGACGGATCCCAGTGCTAGGCAACGCGCAGCTAGGGAACGAAGGATATTTTGAGGCTTTAGATTTCCCCCCTGGCCACGGGGATGGATATCTGAATATCCATAGCGATGATCCTGATGCTTATGGCCTGAAGGTAACCGGTGACAGCATGCTGCCCCGGATCAAGAACGGTGAGTTCGTGCTCATCGAACCCAATAAAAGCTTCTACAGCGGGGACGAGGTTATGGTCCGCACCACTGCGGGCAGGACTATGATCAAAGAATTCATTTACTTGCGTGACGGGATGTACCGACTAGACAGCGTGAACTCGGAGCATTCCCCTATCCATCTGCCTGAAAATGACGTGTTAGAGATACATCTGGTAGGCGGAATCTTGAAATCATCACGCTTTTTACACAGCTCAGCCGAGTTTTAATCACACATTGTATTGACACCAATAAGCACGTTGCGTGATATTTGCCTCACTCTTCCACCACAGAGCGAGGCAACACCATGCACACCACTGCAACGCTGCACGTCCATCCGGCCGTAGCGAACCCCATCCGCGTCTTTGAAATTCGCCACCTGGCTCGCGAAGCAGGCTGCGCGTTCATCAGTAGCAAGCCCAAAAGCAAGCTCCGCAGCACTCCCACCCCCTTCGACCCTAACGGCGGCGGGCGTGCAGCATGAGCAAGTTCAAATTCGATAAACGCGCCCTCACTCTGCTCAGCGCCCAGGTCAACCTGAGCGAGACCTTCACTCACATCCTGCGATCAACACCACAGCGGAAGGCCCTTTCCTTTCGCTTGAAGATCGAGCGTAACGATGAAGACACCACCTTCATCGTTGAGCTGGGCTCTGAGCGGCATACGCTGACCCTGGCAAACGGCAAGAAGAGCCACTTAAAGCTGGCCGACTTCATCGAAGAGATCGCCAACGGGCCTGGAGAGCATCATTGCAACGGTGCTATCGCAGCGCTTCCCCAGGATGAACGTCAGTACGGCGTTCTGAGCACAGAGCAGCGCGAACAGGTGTTCAACCTAGTGTGTAAAGGGGGAACGTTGATGCTGGATCTCGGCTTCGAGCTGCCCATTCATATCGCGCACCACCGTACGTACACCCGCACGGGCTCCACGACAATCATGAGCATTGGCATCAAGAATCCAAGGACCAAGTGCTTCACCCTGACCGGCGATGAAACCGACATCTACAAGCGGCTGATCGAATCCATCAACCACCTGGCAGCGATTGCAACGCCTGCAGCGCATGCGGCGTAGGGAGGCGATCATGGACCGCGACCTCAAGAAAACCGCCGACTACTTCGGGATCTCCCGCCCAAAGCTGATTTCCTTGATGCGAGAGAAAGGCTTGCTCAATGACCGGCGCTTGCCGGCCTTTCCCACTCGGGACCGCGCTTACCTGGGCGTGAAAGACGGACAGTGGTTTCACCCGGTACATGGCATGCAGTACTGCCAATCCCTCCGGGTGAAGCAACAGGGCATCCCATGGCTTGCAGAGCAGCTGGGCCTCGAACTCCCGCCAATACCGGCGGACAGCCGTGGCGTGGCCTAGGGAATACGCTCGCCAGATAGTCGCCTTAAAAACCAAAGAGGAGCGCAACGCAGCGCTCCTTGAGGTTCCAGAGCACCTGCGCGAGCTGACAAAAACCCATTGCCTGATCGCCTGGAACCACCCCAAAAGGAAAAAAACCGATGACAAGTAGCCAGCCACCGCTACGACTGATGCCACCACCAGAGGCGGCTACCGTCGAGCTGCTCTATCGCACTTTTGGCGATGTGCTGATCCCCCTGGACAAGCTGCGCGTGCAGTACTTCCGCAACCTCAATGAGCGCTCGTTTGTAACAGAGATAGAGAGCGGCCGCATCCAGCTTCCGATCACAACACTGGACAGCAGCCGCAAGGCTCCGAAGTTTGCCCACATCCGACACGTCGCGGCACTGATCGATATTCGGGCCTACAAGGCGGACGAAGAAATGGACGCGCAACAGAAAGGCTTAACCGACCAACCCACGTAAACCAAAGGCTGCCACCACCAGCCATTACCCAAGGCACACCACCATGACCAATACACAGAGCATTGCGCTATTAGCACTGATCATCCTGGCACTCGCGATCATCTGGATCAGCTACTGGATGGGCCGCCGAGAAGGCCAGGAAAACCGCGCCACAGACATCGAAACCGACCTGCAGGTCATGGACTTGTCCGAGAGTTTGGCGAAGGCCAACAGAGAGCTGTTTTCCGTGAGACTCGATTGTGCCACCAAAATCGAGGACCTACGCCAAGAGGTTGCGAAGCACAAACAGACCCAGACACTGAGTCTGAAGGTCGAGACATCTGACCTGCGCACCCTCTACCGGCTCGCAGCGATTCTGACACTCGCAGCTGACACTTTCGAAGGTTTGCGCGCCAAACTCAAAGCCGCCGAAGCCCGTAAAGCGGCGCAAGACTGCTTGGCCTTGGCGGCGACTCTCAAGATGCAGGCCCCCCAAGCAGCAGCTATGGAGCGTGCAGCATGAATCGCACTCCACTGGCTCGCCTCACCCCACGCGCAGCGGGCGAACTGCAACATCACTGCGAATGCATCAGCAAACGCCTGCATGAGCTTGCCCGCTACCACGAAGAGTTCGATCAACAGCTCAAAGCGCTGATAGGTCCCGACGCAACCCTTGAGCTGCATCAAAAAACCGCAGATGCGGTCTTGCTGGCAGCGCTGAAAAAGGAGGTTGCAGCATGAGCTGGATCCTCACTCATACCGGCCAGCGCTTCGACCTGCATGAGCCGGACGCCGCTCTGATCGACCCACGGGATATCTCTCACGCACTGGCGAACATCTGCCGCTTTAACGGCCACACACGCGAGTTTTACAGCGTCGCCCAGCATTGCTGCATGATCGCTGACCTGGTTGCGGACGAATACAAGTTAGCTGCGCTGCTGCATCACGCATCTCAAGCGTACACCGGCGATATGGTCCGCCCCCTTAAACAATGGATTCTTCAATTCCTGGACGTTCAAGACTGGCTCTGGGAGCGGATCTGCACTCGCTTCGATCTTGATACGGAACTGCCTGAACCCGTGCGCCAAGCGAACCTCACTGCTCTCGCGACAGAACGCCGTGATCTCATGCCCCACGATCCGGCTATCTGGAATTGCTTGGTAGGCATCGAGCCACTCCCCGAGCGCATCCGCCCATGGTCGGCTATCGAGGCCCGGAACACCTACCACCATCGCCTGATGGATCAGCTCGCAATCGAGCACCGGAGAAAAGCGGGGAGTGCAATTGCTGAGGCTTACGCAATGCCCGCCCCCGCTTTGCTCCGTGATAGCAGCAGCATCGACACGCAGAAAACAAACAGATGCTGCGAAGCAGTAGGCATTACCGCTTTTTCCAGCGCCGCCTCCGATGTGCCTCTACCCCATGAAAAGCTGCGCGAGGCAGCTTTTCCCGAAGGAACGCTAAACGCTCAACAATGCCCGCACGCGCAGCTTGTCGTGGGGTATACGGACGTTACTACCGCTCAAACCGGGCCGGTGAATGAGGTGCTGAAATGACCTCTTTCATCCACACATCAATCACTACTGCGATCAACACTCAGTTCGGGCTGAATTTAGGCGGTGGGCTTCGCGTCGACCTATTCGCCGGAGGCGGCGGTGCAACTATGGGCCAAGAAATGGCTACCGGCATCCCAGTGGACATCGCCATCAACCATAACCAAAACGCGATCAGCATGCACAAGCGCAACCATCCGGGTGCCGATCACTACATCAGCGATGTATATGAAGTCTGCCCGCGCAGTGCTACACGCGGCCGCCCGGTTCACCACCTGCATGCCAGCCCAGAATGCACTCACCATAGCCTCGCGGCGGGAGGCCAGGCACGGTGCACGAGCAGTCGCTCGTTGTCATGGGTAATCATCAAATGGGCAGGCCAAGTGCGCCCTGACAAGATCACCATGGAAAATGTGATTCAGATCCTTCAATGGGGGCCGCTGATCGCGAAAAGATGCCCGAAAACTGGAAGAGTCATTCGTAAAGATAAGACAGTTGCTGCACCAGGCGAACGGGTTCCGGTACAAGATCAATATCTGATACCTGACCCAAAACGCAAAGGCCGGACATGGAGCCGGTTCGTGCAATTGTTGAAAGACATGGGCTACCAGGTCATGCACGGCAAGCTGAAAGCTTGTGATTTCGGCGCGGCAACCACCCGCGATCGGCTGTACTTCATAGCACGATGCGACGGTAAGCCTTTGCGGTGGCCCGAGCCGACACACTTCAAAGTACCTGCGAAAGGACAAGCGCCCTGGGGCACCTCCGCCGACATCATCGACTGGTCAATTCCTTGCCCCAGTATTTTTCTCGACAAAGAGCAAAGTAAGGCAGCTGGCGTTCGACGACCGCTTGCAGCCAAAACTATGGAGCGCCTACGTAAAGGTGCAAAACGCTACGTCACCGAACATCCAAATCCATTCATCGTCGGCCGCACCGACCGTGTTCCGCTAATAGGCCAGCCTTTGAAACTGGCACCGTTTCTCACAGAACATGCCAATGCGACCAGCCAACGCAACATGTCCGTCGAGGCACCCCTGGGGACCGTCTGCGCGCAGGTCAAGGGAGGTCACTTCGCTTTAGCAGTTGCATACGTCGCGCAGCACAACGGCGGTTTCAACACCACGTTAGGACGTCATCCCAGCGAGCCGCTGACAGCAATCACTACCACCGGAAGCCAGCAGCAGATCGTCACGGCTCACTTGAGCACACTACGTAGAAACGGCGTGGGACGCGCTATCAGCGAACCCGTCCCAACGATTACTGCCGGCGGGGAACATCACGCGCTAGTCGAATACACCCTCGCTCCAGAGAACGAGGCCGGTGCAATGCGCGTGGCCGCGTTCATGATGGGTTACTACGGCAGCGACAACACCTACGACCTACGCAACCCAACAGCAACCATCACCACCAAGGACCGGCTTGCGCTGGTCACCGTCACGATCAAGGGCACGCCCTATGTGATCGTGGATATCGGCATGCGGATGCTGACACCCAGAGAGCTGTATCGAGCGCAGGGCTTCCCGGACAACTACGTGATTGACCAGGGGCATGACGGGCGGACGTTCAGCAAGAAAGACCAGGTGAAGATGTGCGGAAACTCGGTTTCACCGTGGCCGATGATGGCGCTGATTAAAGCCAACATGGATCAGGAGCAGGAAGAAGTCAGGGGGATTGCAGCATGACACTACCACGCTGGGTACTCATTAACCGCGCCTCTGAATTGACCGGCTATAGCGAAGACGCAATCCGCCACAAAGTAAAGAACGGAACTTGGCCACAAGGCAGGATCTGGCGAAAAGCACCCGATGGGCGCATCACCATCAATATGACGGAGTACGACAAGTGGGCCGAGAGCGCACCGCAGGAAGCAGCCTAGAAAACGAGCTGGCTAAGCATAAAGGCATAGAGCTTCATGGCGGATATCTACGCATCGTCTTCATGTGGCGACGCAAACGACACCGCCAGGCGCTTGGCCTTCCATCAACTAAAGCCAATATTAAGTATGCCGCCCAATTACGGGCGGCAATTCTTCATGAGATAAAAACCGGGACATTCGACTACGCTCGACACTTCCCGGATTCCATTAACGCACAGAACAAAAGTTCACGAAGGGATGAACCGCTAAAAGAATTGGCAAAGCGATACAAACCACTGAAAGCTGTCGACCTCACCCCAATGACAGAGACCAAGTACGAAGTAGCCCTCGACATTTGTGTGGAGCTGGTCGGCGAAGATCGTTTCGCCAGCATTTTGTTGCCTGAAGATATCCAGGTATTGCGCACTCAGCTCATCACAGATCGAGCCCCGTCCACAACAAATCACTATTTGGCCACCTTTGCTGGTTTTTTGTCGTGGTGCGAAACCAACGGATACGCTCGAGCAGGACTGGCCGCGACGTGCAACCGATTCGCGATGAGCGTCAAAGATCCCGATCCGCTCACCAAAGACGAGTTTGAATTACTGATAACCAAAGGTTGCCTGCATATCCAAGACACTGCCGCCATTACGTTAGCCGTGTACACCGGACTACGACCAGGTGAGCTTTGTGCTTTAGGGGTTGAAGACATCGATTTTGACGCAGGATTGATCAACGTAACACGCGCCATCACTGCAGACGGCGAATTCAAAGTGCCCAAGACGGAGAGAAGCCGCACAGTTTTACTTATGCCTCCAGCGATTGAAGCATGCAAGCAACTGGTTGCCCTTGCTGCAACACTCAAACCAATAAATGTACGGGTGGCACTGAACCGTCACGAGAGCAGGTTCGACAAGATAACTCCGCTGCTTTCGCCCAGTACACAAGCTCGAAAGGAGATAATCAATGATTGGTTTACGCCAACGGCATGGAATACCAAATGGGGGAACGTACAACGACGGGCAGGAATTCGGCACCGGCGACCCTACCAAACCAGGCACACCTACGCCTGCTGGTGTTTAACCGCCCGTGGTAACCTTGCGTTCATCGCAAAGCAGATGGGCCACAAAGACTTCACCATGCTGGTTGAGGTCTACGCCAAGTGGATGGATGACGAATCACCGACCGAGCTTCAGCACATCTGGTCAGGCATTCAGAAGCAAAAGCAAAATGCCCCAAATTTGCCCCACAAAAATTGACAAGTATTCGTAACCTATTGATGAATAAAGCTATTTCCGATCTTTCGTCGCACACCCCCATGATGCAGCAATACTGGCGGCTGAAGAATCAGCATCCTGATCAGTTGATGTTCTATCGCATGGGTGACTTCTACGAAATCTTCTACGAAGACGCGAAGAAAGCCGCCAAATTGCTGGATATCACCCTGACCGCGCGTGGCCAGTCCGCCGGGCAGAGCATCCCCATGTGCGGCATTCCCTATCACGCCGCCGAAGGCTACCTGGCCAAATTGGTCAAGCTCGGTGAGTCGGTGGTGATCTGCGAGCAGATCGGCGACCCCGCAACCAGCAAAGGCCCGGTTGAACGCCAGGTAGTACGTATCATCACGCCCGGCACTGTCAGCGATGAAGCCCTGCTCGATGAACGCCGCGACAACCTGATCGCCGCCGTACTGGGTGACGAACGCCTGTTCGGCCTGGCCGTGCTGGATATTAATAGCGGACATTTCAGCGTCCAGGAGATCAAGGGCTGGGAGAACCTGCTGGCCGAACTGGAGCGGACCAATCCGGTCGAACTGTTGATCCCGGACGACTGGCCTCAGGGTTTGCCCGCCGAGAAACGTCGCGGCTCACGGCGTCGTGCGCCCTGGGACTTCGAGCGTGACACGGCCCATAAAAGTCTTTGCCAGCAATTCGCTACCCAGGACCTGAAAGGCTTCGGCTGCGAAAACCTGACCCTGGCCATCGGTGCTGCCGGTTGCCTGCTGGCCTATGCCAAGGAAACCCAGCGCACCGCCCTGCCACACTTGCGCAGCCTGCGCCACGAGCGCATGGACGATACCGTCATCCTTGATGGCGCCAGCCGCCGTAACCTGGAACTGGACACCAACCTTGCCGGTGGCCGCGACAACACCCTGCAATCGGTGATGGACCGCTGCCAGACCGCCATGGGCACGCGCCTGCTGACCCGCTGGTTGAACCGTCCCTTGCGCGACCTGAACATCCTGCTGGCGCGGCAGAGCTCGATCCGCTGCCTGCTGGAAAGCTACCGCTTCGAAAAGCTGCAACCGCAGCTCAAGGAAATCGGCGATATCGAGCGGATCCTTGCCCGGATCGGCCTGCGCAATGCTCGGCCTCGGGACCTGGCGCGCCTGCGCGATGCCCTAAACGCCCTGCCCGAGCTGCAAGTGGGCATGACCGAGCTGGACGCCCCGCATTTGCAACACCTGGCTACCACCACCAGCACCTATCCGGAATTGGCCGACCTGCTGCAACGCGCGATCATCGACAATCCGCCTGCGGTGATTCGCGATGGTGGCGTGCTGAAAACCGGCTACGACGCCGAACTGGACGACCTGCAATCGCTGAGCGAAAACGCCGGGCAGTTCCTGATCGACCTGGAAACCCGGGAAAAGGCCCGCACCGGCCTGGCTAACCTGAAAGTCGGTTATAACCGTATCCACGGTTACTTCATCGAGCTACCGAGCAAGCAGGCTGAACAGGCGCCCGCTGATTACATCCGCCGCCAGACCCTCAAGGGCGCGGAGCGCTTCATTACCCCTGAGTTGAAAGAGTTCGAAGACAAGGCGCTGTCCGCCAAGAGCCGCGCCCTGGCCCGGGAAAAAATGCTTTACGAAGCATTGCTGGAGGACTTGATCGGCCATCTGGCGCCCTTGCAGGACACCGCGGGCGCTCTCGCCGAACTGGATGTGCTCGCCAACCTGGCCGAACGCGCGCTGAACCTGGATCTCAATTGTCCGCGCTTCGTCGACGAGCCGTGCATGCGCATCGACCAGGGCCGGCATCCGGTAGTCGAGCAGGTCCTGACCACGCCTTTCGTGGCCAATGATCTGGCCCTGGACGACAGCACCCGCATGTTGGTGATCACAGGTCCGAACATGGGCGGTAAATCCACCTACATGCGCCAGACCGCTCTGATTGTGCTGCTTGCCCATATCGGCAGCTTCGTTCCGGCCGCCAGTTGCGAACTGTCCCTGGTGGATCGCATCTTCACCCGTATCGGCTCCAGTGACGATCTGGCGGGCGGGCGTTCGACCTTCATGGTGGAGATGAGCGAAACCGCCAATATCCTGCACAACGCCACGGACAAAAGCCTGGTGCTGATGGACGAAGTCGGCCGCGGCACCAGTACCTTTGACGGTTTGTCCCTGGCCTGGGCTGCGGCGGAATGTCTCGCCCAGTTGCGCGCCTATACCTTGTTCGCGACTCACTATTTCGAGCTGACGGTTCTGCCGGAAAGCGAGCCCCTGGTGGCCAACGTCCATCTCAATGCCACCGAACACAACGAACGTATCGTCTTCCTGCACCGGGTACTGCCGGGGCCGGCCAGCCAGAGCTACGGCTTGGCCGTGGCCCAACTGGCGGGGGTTCCAGCCCGTGTCATCGGTCGCGCCAAGGAGCATCTGCAGCGCCTGGAAACCACCAGCCTGCCCCACGAGCAGCCGAAAGCCAAGCCAGGGAAACCGGCAGTTCCGCAACAAAGCGACCTGTTCGCCAGCCTGCCGCACCCGGTGCTGGAGGACTTGAGCAAGGTCAAACTCGACGACCTCACGCCGCGTCAGGCACTAGAGTTGTTGTACACATTACAAACTCGCCTGTGACGCAACCGGTTACAAGCTGTTAGAATCCCGCGCGGTTTGGGAAGCTGACAGCTTTTAGCCTGGCTGAGCAGATGATCCAAGCCGCGTGATGAGCGGGCGAACCAAGGGCGTGGCGCAATAGCGCTGGCCAAAAGCCTGTTTTTCATACGGTACGGGGACTCCCGAATCTAGCAGCCCCACCCGTAGGGGCCTTGCTGCCGCCGCCTGAGGAGAGAATTAGAAATGACCTTCGTCGTCACCGACAACTGCATCAAGTGCAAGTACACCGACTGCGTAGAAGTCTGTCCGGTGGACTGCTTCTACGAAGGCCCGAACTTCCTGGTGATTCACCCGGACGAGTGCATCGATTGTGCGCTCTGCGAGCCTGAATGCCCTGCCAACGCGATCTTCTCCGAAGATGAGATACCGGCAGGCATGGAAAACTTCATCGAGCTCAACGCCGAGCTGGCTGATATCTGGCCCAACATCACTGAAAAGAAAGAAATGCTGCCCGACGCGGCGCAGTGGGATGGCAAGCCAGGCAAGATCGCTGACCTGGAACGCTGATTGGCGTCGCCATGAAAAAAGGCCCGTAAAAACGGGCCTTTTTTATATTCGGGAGATCCTCTGCAAGCGATCTCCCGAAAGAGAGAAGGGGCGGAGTGATCCGCCCACATTTTTTCCTTAGTCCCTTTAATCCTTTTTCATCATCCTGATGAATCGCATCCTGCGACGTCCTTGACTGTCATCCTTGACGGCCTGTGCCTATCCGTTGGCACAGTTCTGATATTAGTGATTTCTCAGCAGAGAGCAACTATACGGACGGGTAAAAACCATACCGTATGTAACGCACATATCATTTTATAATTCTTTCAAATCAATAAGTTAAAATTAATTTACGTATCACGATCGTAATAACCTCAAGACACTCAGCCCAAAAACTTACAACCCTCGTAAGTAAAGGCTGACATGAATAATCCCGTCCTTCTTAAATGCACTATCTTATTAATATCATCATACTTCCCGACAAGTCGTCATAGGCCCGAAAAACAAAAACACCCCATGCGGAGTGTTTTTGTATGCGTCTAAAACTGTAAAGAGTAAACGCTTTTACTGAAACAGCGACTCACTCGACAAGCCGTTCTTTTCGAGGATCTCCCGCAGGCGCTTG